TGGGTCTAAAACTCATCAAAGAGTTTGAAGGATGCCACCTTAAAGCATATCCAGATCCTCTGACTGGTGGACTTCCAATCACAATTGGTTGGGGTTCTACTCGTAAGAAGGATGGATCGCCATTTCATATGGGCGATACCATTACTCAGGCAGAAGCAGATGAATTACTGATCAGTCAGTGTAAGAATCAGTTTCTTCCTTCACTTCGTAAGATCCCTCATTGGAATGAAATGTCAGATGGAAAAAGAGGCGCTCTGCTCAGCTTTGCTTATAATCTCGGCGCTGGTTTCTACGGTGGTGATAACTTTAATACTATTACTAAACGCCTAAAGAATAAAGAATGGGACTTAGTTCCCGATGCTCTTTATCTCTATCGCAATCCTGGTTCAAATGTAGAAGCAGGTCTTGCTCGTAGAAGAAAGGCAGAAGGTGAAGCATGGAAAAAAGGATAAATAGTTAAAATCAATACTGATTCCTGATCTTAACTGGTCTGAATCTACATACCCCGAGTCCTCTGGACTTGGTGAATACTTTACTTTTAAACAAAACTTCGGTTTGTTTCGTTTAGTACACACTGAGTCATAGAGGACTTTTTATGTCTTACGCTAAGAAGGCGCTTGTTTTAGCGTCTGCTCTTTTAATGGGAGCACCAACTGCATTTGCAGATACTATTTCTGGTACAGATTTTGAGTCTGGAAATACCTCAGGTTGGAATACTGGAAATCAAACAGGAACATTAGACAGCACAATCACTGGGCAGGGAACTGGTGTTAGTGTTGTCGATAATCCAGTAATCTTCAATGCACCCTCTCACGGAGCAGTAGGAAGTCCAACTCTCCAAGATGGTTCTCCTAACCCATACCACGCACCCGCAGTAACACCAACAACTTGGGAGTTTGCTCCTTATGGAGATGCTGGTGCTGCATTGCAACCAAATGGTCAAGCAACATTTAACCAAGCAACAGAAGCACTTGGATTAACTGCGGCAGAAAACCAAGCAATCAAAGATCTTCTCATCCAACAACAACAAGCATCTGGATTAGGAAATCCAAATCCAACTGATGCTGCTTGGATTACAAAGTCAGTGACTTTGCAAACTGGAACAGTTTATACAATGTCTTGGAACTACATTGGAACTGATTATGTTCCTTTCAATGATGGTTCTATTACATCACTTGTTTATCAAGGAACAGGTTCATCTCCAACAGTAACAGTTAATAATCAACTTCAAAACTATGCACTGCTTGGGTTTACTAATCCTGGAACTGGTGACTATTCAACTGGAACTTATGGTTCTACTGGATGGCAGTATTCAACATATCAAGTAGGTGCTGATGGAGATTATCTCTTAGGATTTGCAGTATTCAACCTCGGAGACACTGCATTATCACCAGTTCTCTTAGTTGATAGTCAGCCTGGAACTACAACACAGAATGGTCAAGCATTTACACCTGTTGCTCCAAACAATCCAGATGCACCATCTGTTGATGAAGTAGCACCAACCCCAACTCCTGAACCTACACCAGAACCAGAACCCACTCCAACACCTGAACCAGAACCTACCCCAGAGCCCACACCAGAACCAACCCCTGATCCAACTCCAACTCCTGAACCTACCCCAGAGCCCACACCAGAACCTACTCCTGAACCCACACCAGAACCTACTCCTGAACCTACACCTGAGCCCACACCAGAACCTACTCCTGAGCCCACACCTGATCCCACACCAGAACCCACTCCTGAACCAGAATCTCCAACATTATTAAACTCTGTAACTGTTCCTGCACCAGGACTTCCAGTTGTTGTTACTACTGAGGTTACTCATACAGCATCTGAAAAAGATGGAGTTCAAAAGATTAGAAGAGATTTTGCAACTACAAGTCAAACTCCTTTATTACAGCAAGATACTTATAGTGATGGAACTGTTATAAGTTCATTACTTCTTTCTGTTGATACAAACAATACTCACGATGTTCTTTCTGGACGTATTGATCAGCACGAAGTTTTAGATAAGATTGGTGGTGGATTACAAAATCTTTTCATTCACGAACCATCTCAACCAACCACAGATAAAGTAAGAGTATTCAGCAACAATTATTATGCTTGGTCTTATGGTGACTATGGATACACTGGTAAGTCGTTGATTATTGGTGGTGGATTAGAAATTGATATCAAACCAACTTGGACTATTGGTGGTCAGTATAATAATGTGAATATTGATTTAGGTGGTGTTGATAGTACTTCTAGTCTTGTTAAGGGTCATTATGGTTTCTTTAATATGTTCCGTGGAAATACATTCTCACTCTTAACTAATGCTGGTTTCTCTCAGAACAAATATAATGTATCAAGAAATGTTCAGGGTATCTTTAATAATGAAAGTTCAACACAAGGAAAAGAATGGTTTGTAAATAACAGATTATTCTGGCATCTCAATAAGAACATAACTTCATTTGTTGGATATACCGTTGGTAATTACCAGAGAGATGGTTTTACTGAAACTGGTTCTATTCAATCAAGAAGAACCGTAGATACTATAAACAAAACTTCACATTCTGGTGAGGTTGGTCTAAATATTTCGCATCGTTTTGGTGGTAAGAAGAAGGATTTATTCGGCATAACTGTCGGTGGTTCTTATGAAACCAGCGGAATGATCGAGGCAAATGCTTCTGTTGATTATAAGGAAATGATAATTATTGAAGGAATTCATCAAATTAATGATGGGGTTTCTAACACAGCAGTATCTGCAAAGGTTAAATTTAAGTTCTAAAATCCTAAATATTACAGACTTCATCACACGGACACTGATGGACAAGAAAAAGGAGAATGCTTTGGGGCAAGTGATTCGTATTGCCATCCTTGGATGGTCTGCTGCTCTTCTTACCGCTAGTTATGCTGGGGCTCTATCCAAGATGGACCCCACTTTTATTGCGACTGTTTTTACTGCCTCTGCCGCAACCTTTGGAATTAATACTATGAAGAAAGGTGGAGATGAAGAAGATGAAAAAAAAGCAGAACCTAAAAGGGAAGAGTTTGTAGAAACTCCACCAGAACCACCTGCTCCCGAAGCAGCAGCTCCATCTCTTGAAGAAAGAGTTGAAGCTCTTGAAGAGGGTCAAGTTCAACCACGTACTCCAGGAGCATAATGTCTAAGTCACCAAACAAAGGTAAGAAAGGTTCTGCTGGTGGAAAACAATCCAAGCAGAACCAGGGAAATGCTACTGCTAAGAAAGCGAAGAACGGTGGTAAGAAAAAGTAATGAGGTTTTATGCCACGTGAATGGAATACTCCAATTCGGCAACCTTGGAATCCTGTAATTAAAAAATGCCTTGATGCTGTTGATGAACACGTCAAGGCATATATTAAAACAGGAGATGACTGGCACTTATCACAAGCAGAAATATTAAGAAAATATGTAAAAGATCTGAAAGTTTGGATACATAAAGAGGAAGGATGGTAATATGGACGAATTTCCTTGGGGTGTTTTTATAATATTATCTTGTGGACTTACTTTTACTGCATACATCATTTACTACATATTAAAGTTAGCATCTGAGGAGATGAAAGATGAAACATCTGAGTCTAATTCTATCAATCACAAGTCTAGGCATTAGTGCTGCTATTGGCGTGGGTGCTTATATCACTTACCAGAAAGCACAAAAAATTCTAGATAATCCAGAAGCATTTGTTGGTGCTGTTGTAGAGAAGCAAGTCACCAAAGCATTTGAGAAACTACCTATCCCCAAACTAAATACTGGGAGTATTAAGTTTCCTTTCTAATGGCCAATAAAGATCCCTATATCTACAGAATACGTCAAATTCATAAGGTTGTAGATGGTGACACTATTGACGCTGATATTGATTTGGGTTTTGATATCTCCCTTACTAAGAGAATTCGTCTTGCTGGTGTCGATACCCCAGAAAGTCGCACAGCAGATGCGAACGAAAAAAAATACGGACTCGAATCAAAAGAATGGTTGAAGCATCGTTGCGAAGGTGCCAAAAACATTCTAATCAAGACGGAACTTCCTGACTCCACAGAAAAGTATGGAAGAATCATTGGTCATCTGTTTATCAATGATGAACCAACTTCACTCAATGATCAGATGATTTCCGAAGGATATGCTTGGAATTATGATGGTGGTACAAAGAAGAAGAACTTTGCCGAACTTGATGCAAAGCGTAAGAAGTGATTTACTTTAATATTGTAAGACTATTCTTAATTATTTGGAGTGCCCTAATGATTTCTGCTGTGGAATCTGTTGCGATTCGTACAGAAGGTCAAGTAGAACTTGAAAGTACAAGTAGAGATGCATATGCAAAAGTACTTGTTCTTGCTGTTGGTTCTTTTCTTGGTGATGCTGCCTTTAAGTTGAAGAAAAAATGAAAAGAATATCTTTACATTTTTTAATTTTAGCAAGACTCCTAACTCACGATGGAATAATACTTGAAAATAGAAGACCTATTCCTAAAAAACAACCGCCAGAAGTTATTCGTTTTGTTAGGAGACCAGCACGAAGAGGGCGCAAAAAATCTTTACAATTTGATACTAGTTTGTTAAATAGTAAAGATTTGTTTAAGGTGTTACAAAATGACCACGGCACCAGCAAAGGATAAACGTAAAAAAGAGAAGAATAATATTTTTCTAGAAATTCTTTATAACGTTTTAGTTCAGTTACCAGTTCTAGTGATTGGATGGATTATCACACAATTTACATCAGAAAGATAATCTGGCAGATAATTTTTTAGCAATTTTTTTAGCAGGGGCAAAGAGAGGTTTAAATCTTTCTTTGCCTTCTTTTGTGAACTTATCTTTGATTACATCGTCAATAATGATTTTATTATCAATCTCATAGAGAGCATTGATTTCAACTTGGTCACGAATATATTGCTCTACATTAGTTACTTGTTCTATTAAACGAGTTCCTTCGGCAGAGTATTCAAAAACATCTACATGTCCACCTTCTGCTAGGACATAATGTAGTACTGGCTTTACTTGTTTGATTTTAATCTTAAACTTATTCTTTGTTGCTTCTTTGATGATTGGTTCTGCTGCATTCTTCAAAGCATTCAGAACAGTTGTTGATGCTATTGTAGCAGCAGTCGTTACTACTGCGACAGCACCAGCCGTAGCAACAAGAGAAGGGTCAGGTAAATTAATATCGACTCCATAAACACTAAAAGTTGTTGGTGTTGTTGTTGGTTTGTCTGCTGGTATTTCAGCAATGGGTGTTTGAGTAGGAGGGGTTTGAGCAATCTGTGGAAGTTCAGGAGGGGGAGTAGGATCTGGAAAACCTCTACTTTTTTCTTGTTGTTCTTGTTCTTGTTTTTGTTTTTCTGCTTTTACGGCAGCATCAAATTCTTCTTGTGTTGGAACATTGATGACTGGATAATTGATTGATGGATTTGTAATATTAATAACTGGTACTTCCAATCCACGAATAAGTGGTTGTTGTGTAGTTTGAGTAACAGGAGGTTCTATTGTAGGTATGATTCGTGGAGAATCAATTTTTACTGATTTGATTGGTTGTATTTCCATTGACGACATCCTGTACTCGTGGATACTTCACAACAACATCAGCACAAATTTTAAAATATGGACTTTCTGGATGGAAACTAATTCCATTTTTAATCGCTTCACCACATTTTAATAATCTTACAAGTTCAAAATCAAGTCTTGCTTTATCTGCTTCTGCTTGTTGTCTTGCAATTTCTACTTTAGCTCTTGATTTACAGATCTCAGTAAGACTTCCATCAAGTGGGAAGTTAAATCCCATTGAAAATCCAGCATTTCCACTATGAGATTGATATTGTGATGGATCTGCTCCCCCATTTAGACTTCCTAAAATGAAAGGAGAGAGACTCATTGTTGGACCTTGACAACTAACTCCACTACCGAAAGTATTCATGGCGTAAGGACCTTGTAACACCTGAACTGCCTGGTTTGTAACATTACCAGTGGCAGATGCCGAAGGTCCTGCTATATTTGTATTGGATGGAGCTTGTTGTGCTTTACTTCTACTCGAACCTGCAAGTGTTAATAATAGTATAGTTGCTATTGCGTAAAGACTGATACTGAGTTTGTTGTTGAATCTTGTGTAGTGGTTCTTTCTATCCATGTTTCCTTAGCCACCCCAGGCCCAAGTGTTGTTTCACTGAACTGGAACGGAGCACCTTGAGTCATAACGCTATAATTAGCACCAGGCGTAGGAGTACCAGGAATATTGATATTCGTGCCTGTGACTGTATAAGATGTCCCAGTGGTATATTCTATTTGTTTAATCGTCTCAACGATTTCTGTGCGTGTCTTAGTTTCTGCTGTGATTGTTCCTCTGGTAAAATTAGGTACAACACTTTCAGCATATGCAGGAGTACAAATGACTCCCGCTGCTAAAAGCAGAACGGGAGTTATGTATCTCATTTGAATACACTTAATTCGATTGTTCTTTGTGCTGTTGCAGTTGTACCAGGACCACCAGCAGTTACGCTAGGAACGCCAGTTCCACTTAGAGAACCTGCAAGAGAACCTTTATCTCCTGCTAACTGAGTAGTAGAATTCCCATAAAGGTTGGGAGAAGCAATAACTCCACCAGAGACCGACTGAGTGGTGACTGCTGTATCAGCAGCGCGTTGAGTTTCTGAGAAAGTAAATGCTTGACCGTTTGTATCAATGCCATATGAACCTGCGCCACCAACTCCACCAAGAGTAGTAACGTCAATATTTGTACCTGAAACAGAATAGGAAGCACCTACTCTTTCGGTTTGAATCGCTGCACCCTGAACACCAAGTTGAACGGAATCAGTAATTTTTGATGTAATTTCAGCAGCACCAGCAGGATTAACTAAGAATAATGTAGAAAGGACTAAAAGAACTTTCTTCATTTTTCTTGAGTAATAAACACTACAAGTATTTAGCACAACCATTTTTAGAAGTGGTCTACTTGACAAATCCTAAATAAAAACTTAATATGGAAAATCCCATATCAGGGATTTTATTATGAGTCTGTGATGTGACATTAGAGCCGTGGAAGGTGCCCTTCGAGAGAGGTGGTGTACCCCCCTTCTATACGGATGTAGAGTTCAATTAATTTTAATGCAAAACATCTTTACTGTAGCCCTGCCCCTTCTGGCATCGGTTACAACCAATATGGCAACACTGCCTGTATTTCCTCCTTTGACGGCACCACCAGCGCCATTTTCTGTTGTTAAGGAGTTTGAAACTACGACAGCGATCCGAGAGGTTGCTCCCGAAAAGCCAAAAGAGAAAAGGCTAATTTGTAAAGGGTGTTCAGAACATGAACAACTTGCCTTGGATTATTTCCAAGATCAAGGAATTAAAGACAGAAACGCCCTTGCTACTATCATGGGCAATATTAAGCAGGAATCTATGTTCGTGCCTAATATTTGTGAAGGTGGTAGCAGGACTCAGTACCATCACTGCGGTCGTGGTTATGGACTGATCCAATGGACATCTGCCGATCGTTATTATGGATTGGGTGATTTTGCTAAGAAGTTTGGTGGTTCTCCATCAACACTTCCAACGCAACTTCGTTATCTGACGAATGAAGTTCAATGGAAACGAATCGAAGACCGAATGAAAACTCCTGGTAAGTCTATCGATCGCTACATGAACTATGCGTACAGTTGGATTGGTTGGGGCATTCATGGTGCTCGTACATCTTATGCTCATGAATATGCTAACCGACTGATCACGGTAGAAGTTTGACAAACTGAATAGGTGAGGGGGGCTTGACAGATGCCCTCCTCCCATCTATAATAAACAAGTGATTCAATTGGACCAGTAACTCAGTGGACAAGAGTATCCGCCTTCTAAGCGGTTAGCCGTAGGTTCGAATCCTACCTGGTCCGTTGGAGATTTATTCTCCAAATTTATAATCCACAATGGCGCAGCGGTAGCGCAGATGACTGTTAATCATTTGGTCCCTGGTTCGAATCCAGGTTGTGGAGTAGGGAGAACTAGAAATGTCTGGGACTTCCTCTAAATCCTAAGTTTACTTAGGTCGGGGATTTGATCACCCCCGCTAGTTGCCCTTGTAGCTCAGTGGTAGAGCGCGGCTTTTGTAAAGCCGATGTCGCAAGTTCAAATCTTGTCGGGGGCTTGACATAATATTCATTATGTCTTATACTTTACAAGTCCGTGTGAAGTGAAGTGCTGAGAGTGAAGCCAAAAGTAAGGCACCCCGACAAGGGATACAGTAGAAGGATGCGAAACCTTCCACTCTCACATTGCGGAGTTAGTTCAGTGGTAGAACGCTATCCTTCCAAGTTAGATGTCGTCGGTTCGAATCCGATACTCCGCTTATAAAACCAAAAAGCTTGACTGATCCCAAAGAAAATGTTAAGATAAATACCGTGATCAATCGTGCCGCAACTACTTGCACGATTTTCACTATGTCGTTTAGTACTAAAAACAAATTTTTTATGAAACTCAAACAACTGATGCTTGCACCTGTTGCTCTGGGAATGGTTGCTCCTGTTGCTGCGAATGCCGCAGATCTGAATATGGCAGCAGTCAACCAATACTCTTCTGAGCAGGTTACAAGTGTCTCACAACTGTCTGATGTTCAACCTTCGGATTGGGCATATCAGGCACTCAGCAACCTTGTAGAGCGTTATGGTTGCGTTGCTGGTTATCCTAACGGCACCTATGGTGGTGGTAAGGCAATGACCCGATTTGAGGCAGCAGCACTTCTGAATGCTTGCCTTGACCGTGTAACCGAAGTTACTGATGAACTTCAACGTCTTGCAAAGGAGTTTGCTGATGAACTTGCAGTAATTCGTGGTCGTGTAGATAAACTGGAAGCAAAAGTGGGTGCTCTGGAAGCAACTCAATTCTCCACCACTACCAAACTGAAAGGTGAAGCATCTTTCGTTCTTGGTGGTGTTGATAATGCTTGGGTTCCTGGTAAGGATGCCAGTACCAATGTAGGCAATACTGCTTTCAATTACGATCTTCGTATCAATCTTGATACTTCTTTCACTGGAAAGGATCTTCTTCGCACTCGTCTGCGTTCTGGTAATTTCTCTTCTCAACCCTTTGGTTCCAGTTCTTCACTGTTCAAACTGGATAAGGCAGAGAGCACTGCTGATGTAGTTAAACTGGATCGTCTGTATTATAGTTTCCCTGCTCTTGCTAAGGGTGTAACTCTGACTGCTGGTGCTCTGGTTCGTAACACTGAGATGACCTGGATTCCTTCTGCTTATAAGTCGGATGTTCTGGACTTCTTCCAACTTGCTGGTGCTCCTGGTGTCTACAACAAGGCAACTGGTTCTGGTTTTGGTGCTCAATGGGTGCAAGGTAAGAAAGGTTTTGTTGCTGGTCTGAACTATGTTGCACAAGGTGGTTCTGATTCCACCAAAGGTGAGTTTAACGAAAAAGGTGCTCTGAACACTCTTGCTCAGATTGGTTACCGTGCTCCTAATTATGGTGTTGCATTCGGTTATCGTTATGGTACTGAAGGCACTCGTGTTCGCACCTTCAATGGTGTTCTGGGTTCTTCTGGTGCTCTTGCTCCTGGTCAAACCTCTAATGGTTATGCTCTGAGTGCTTACTGGCAACCTTCCAAGTCTGGCATCATTCCTTCTGTGAGTGGTGGTTATGGTTGGAATACTGTAAGTCTGAATGCCGAAGGTGAAGCAACTCCTAATGGCGCTACCGATTCGCAAACTTGGTACGCTGGTCTCCAGTGGTCTGATGTACTTGCTAAGGGTAATTCTGCTGGTTTTGCTATCGGTCAGCCTGGTAATGCAGAAGGACTTACTAAGGAAGCAACTATGTGGGAACTGTTCTATAAGTATCGTGTGAGCGACAACATCACTGTTACTCCTGCAGTGTTCTATGTTTCGAACAATCAGGCACTTTCGGATACCTCTTCCAACTATGGTGGTGTAATTCAAACTACCTTCCGTTTCTGATAAACCACTCATAAGTTGAGTGAAAGCACCCCAGAAAGGGGTGCTTTTTTATGAAACCAGAACCTTAACCAAATCTTAGTGGACTTTAAGGTTCTCTTCCAGTATTATTACTTACGAAGTCAATTCACTTCCAAAAAACTTTTTATGAAACTCAAAAATCTTATTGCTATTGGTCTGGTTGCTGCTCCTGCTGCTGCTCTTGCTGGACCTGCTCTGAATGGTGCTGGAGCTACGTTTCCCGCCCCAATTTATCAACGATGGTTCCAGGATTTTGCTTCGTCTACTGGAAATCGTGTTAATTACCAATCTGTTGGTTCTGGTGCTGGTGTTCGTCAGTTCATCGCTGGGACCGTCGATTTTGGTGCGTCTGATGAACCGATCAAAGCATCGGAAGCAGCAAAGGTGAAGCGTGGTGTCGTTCAAATCCCTATGGTGGGTGGAACGATTGCTGTCGCTTATAACAAACCTGGATGCAAACTAAAACTGACCCAGAAGCAAACCGTTGATGTATTCTCTGGACGCATTAAGGATTGGAAAGCACTTGGTTGCTCCGCTGGTCCTATTCAAGTGGTGTATCGTTCTGATGGATCTGGAACTACCTTTGCATTCACCAACTCTCTGGATGCATTCGGTGGTTGGGCTCCTGGTGTTGGTAAGGCAGTCAAGTGGCCTACTGGTGTTGGTTCAAAAGGTAACGAAGGTGTTGCTGGAACCATCAAGAACACTGCTGGTGCGATTGGCTATGTGAATACTGGATTTGTTCGTGCTAACAAACTCCAAGCAGCAGTTCTTCAAAACAAGGCAGGTAAGTTTGTTGGACCTTCTGCTGCAACTGGTTCTGCTGCTCTGAATGGTATTACTCTGGATGCAAACCTTGCTGGCGAGAACCCCAATCCTGCTGGTGTAAATGCATATCCCATTTCTACTTTGACTTGGATTCTTGCTTATAAGAAAGGTAATGGTGCAAAGGCAGATGATATTCGTGCCGCTATTAACTATGCTCTAAGCACAAAGGCACAATCTATTGCTGATGATCTTGGATATGTTCCTCTTTCTGGTAGCGTTCTGAACAAAGCACGTCTTGCTGTTGGTCGCATCGGTAACTGACATACATAGGGGGGTTGACAAAACCCCCTTTTTAATGTATTATAGATAACGAGTTAGGAGGTTTATGTCTCTTATTTCCCAAACAGACCGTCAAATGGTCATTGAGGCGCTTGAATACTATATTCATAAACTAAAAGAAGATAATTGTACAGAAGCATCAATTTATGCATATAATACACTTCTTCGTTGGATAGAACTGGAGTACTTTAAGAATGAAAATTAATCTCTGGTTCTGCATTGAAATGAATCAATGGCGTTGGACTCTGACAGATGACCATCGTCCAATTATCAAACAAGAATCTGGGCAAAGGGAAAATCTCCGTGACGCTATGAATGATGTAGCAAATACAGTTGAATATCTTATGAGTCAATCTTGACTTTTTATGGGCGATTGGCGCAGCGGTAGCGCAGCTGCTTTACACGCAGACGGTCATTGGTTCGAATCCGATATTGCCCACTTTATAAATACCTAAAAAACTGGTATAATGGAAAAATTATATAAGTTACTTTCTGATACTCAGGCAAGTCTCTTTGTTCTCTTTCAAAAGACTTGGGTTTATCACTGGCACATTGTTGGACCTGACTTTAAACAGATTCACGACTTATTTGGTGAGCAGTATCTTGCCATTCAGGAAGAAGTCGATCGTATTGCCGAGCATATGAGATTTCTTGAAATTAAACCAGTTAGCTCTTTATCCAGAGTAGTAGAAGTTTCTGGTATTGGTGAAGCAAAAT